TCACGACGACACCTCAGCCGTCGCGAGATCGTCAACCGATTCCCGCGCCATGTCGGAAGCCATAGAAGCGACGATGACGGTGCTCTGGAAAAAATCCTCAGACGCAAGAAGGTCGCATACCCCGCTGTTGACGACTTTCCGATTGTCGAACACGTCTTCCAGCGTACCGTAAAGCATGGTCAGAATGGCAGATAGTTGATCAGCCCGGTTCACGACCTTTGCGAAATACGCCCGATCGACGGTGATGGGATCTGCGATGCGTTTGGTGTGGACGTTCATCGCGCGATCTCCCCTTCCACTACCGAAACAGCGGGCGTGGCTTCCAGCCGGCCGACGCAGATGCGGTTGAATACGCGGGGGTCCATGATCGTGGCGTAGAGCTTCTCGTCGGCCTCGTCGTAGATATCGATGCCGTGCAGCAGGTCGTTCCATTCACAGCGGCGAACGTCCGTGCATTCATCGCGGAGTTTGAGGGCGTAGTAGCCCTTCGCTCGGAATTTGCAGTTGTCGACCAGTATCTGTTCGATTTTCGGCAGGCCGGTGGCGGCTGCCGCAATGGTGGTCGCGGGCATTATGACGTACTCCTTGTAATGCGGTGCATGACAATGCATTACACAAAGGAACCTAGCCGTCAACGAGAAAATGCATTACATCGCATTACATGAAGAAGTCTGCCAATCTCGCTCTGCGCATTCCGCCAGGAATCAAGGAGGCGCTCGAAACCGCCGCCAAGGCCGACCGGCGCTCCGTCTCTGCATATGTTGAGATGCTGATCGTCAACGATCTCGAATCCAAGGGCTTTCTGCCAAGAGGAGAAGCCGAATGAGAAGGCCCAATTTTCGCGAGTTGAAGGTTCTACGCCACTTCGTCGGCAACTATATTGAGCATCCTGGAGCGTTTCCCGGCGCTGGCAAAAAGACATTTGAAACCATGATCGCTGAGGGGTGGATTGAATGGATCGATTCGCCGGAGACCAATGAGCATGGTTATCGGATTACCGACAAAGGCAATCTGGCTGCCTATGGCACAACGTTCCGCAGCGATTGACTCTCCCACCGCCCAAGCGCAGCATTCTGCTGGGTTTATGGGAGGGTGTTTTGCTAGATGGCTTCTACGTTGGGTATATGACGGCGGCGTCAGGCTATGGCGTTGTCTTGTTTGTCTTTCAAGGAAATGTAGTTGTCGGCGTTGATGCAGGCGGCGTTAAATTCGATGGTAGCTTCTTACACGACGACGACACTGGAACCTATCAGGGTAATATACGTGTAGATGCCCCACCAAATATCTCGTTAGTCCAAGGGATACCCACCGGCCCTAGCGGCCTGAAATACACGGTCCCGTTCTCTCTTCCGGCTGATTTCCTCACGTCTCCATTCATAAAGGTTGAAACGCCGTTCGGTGCCGTAAACGTGAAGCTAGAAAAACTGCGCGATTTGGTGGCTGCACCATGATCGACTACGCAACAGCCAACCCTGCAGTCGTTGCCGCATTCCTTAGTTTCCTTGCTACAGCTTTTGCCGCTGTTGCAACATGGCAGGGACCACGGTCTGCTGCACAACTGGCAGAACGCATTCGGCACGAGAAGGAGAAGGATAATGAACGGCGTCGGATGAAGATGCACATCTTCTCGACGCTCATGCAGGAGCGCGCCACTATCGCTTCATACGATTCTGTTCGAATGCTGAATTCAATTGACTTTGTTTTTCATGACGCACCGCGCGTTAGGGAGGCGTGGGCAGAGCTTTTCGTGATCTTTCAAACCGATGGCGTGCCGCATCCTCAACTCCGTGAGGAAAAACTTCGGGCAATGCTGAAGGAAATGGCGACAGATCTCGGCATGTCAAACAGCCTAAAAGTCGACGATTTAGGACGAATTTACTACCCTAATGCTCTCGCGCGAGAGGAGGAACTGCGGAGGTTACAGCAAGAAAAGGCATTGCAAGCCATGCGAGCGCCCGAGCCCCGGCAATCAACCTCTGATCAAGTTCTTTTAGAAAAATTTCCGCCGAAACCTGAATGAAGCAACACAATGAAGAAAGCTGAAGCTGAAACGGCAATTCGCTACCTGGTGACGCAATGGGCGAACACGCTTTCCAAGGAAGATAAGGAACACCCGTCGTTCTCAACCTTTAAGTCGTGGATGTTCGCCAGCGGTTACGGGCGCTATTTCGATTTCCGCTCCGTGATGGGCGCGGACTATCACGCGGAAGCGTGGTTCGATGACGAATTGAAGCAAAACTGGCGCAGATAAGCGGGGGGAGAAGTGGCAAAATATGAACCGTTATTTAAGCGCACACAGGTCACCTTCCGCGAGCGCTTCCCCAACATCGACACGTATAAGGTGCGGATCGAACAGGATCGCTACGGGCATTTTGCTCGGGATGGAAAGCCGACCATCGATATGTACAGCGAACAGAATAACCTCCCCGCGACAGTGAGGTGCGTAAACCCGCGATGCCAAAGGGGAGGGCTGCAACTGGAACTATTTATGGATCTGGTAAAGAAGGGCGAGCCCTTCACTTACAAAAACGAGTTCTTTTGCGGCGGGGATGAAGGCACACCAGCAGGACGAAAGACAGGGGATCGGTGCGGAAATATATTCTTCGTTGAGATCACAGCGAATACCCCAAAGACATAAAAGAACAAAGTCCTCTTCTGCACTCACCCAAACGCCGCCAGCGCACTTTCCCAGCCCTCCTCATCGTAAAAGCTGCCGCCATCCGCGCTTTCGCCTAGGCTAGCCCGGTAGGTAGCCATTGCCGCAGCCACGGCACCATCAATGGATAACCAGCGCTTGCTCTTCTTCAGGCGGGTCTTGTGCCCATGCGAATTGGTCTCCACCTCGCAGTTGGCGACGCAATGCCGGAGCACCTCGTGGCCGCCATGCTTGAGCCGGCCGGCCAGGATCGAGCGCTCCAGTTCGGCAATCGCCGGCATCATTGACAGCGTGCCCTGCCGGAACTCGATCGCCGGATAGCCGTCTTCCATAAGGTTGTTGAGGATCGATCGCGCCAGCGCCGGATCGAAGGCAATCTCCTGGACATCATAGAGATCGCAGAGCTCGCGGATCCTGTCCTCGACGGCCCTGAAATCTACTACATTGCCTTCTGTGGCCGTTACCAGCCCATCCTTCGCCCAGCGGATATACTCAGCGCCGGATGCTTCTTGTCGCCGCCGAAGGTTATCCCGCGGGCAAAAGAAATGCGGCACCACGATCGTGTTGTCGCCGTCACGGTAGGCAGCAATCACCACGGTCAAGTCGCCGCTCGACGACAAGTCGGCCGCCAGCCAGCATTCACGGCCAGCCAGTGCATCCATGTCGATGGGATCGGAACCCTGATCATATGTGGCCATGTCGATGAAGGGGCTGGAGGCATGGTCGGGCCAGAAATTCAGATGGTATTGCCGGAAGGCATCCTGATCGGCCGGCCGGTTTTCTGCCTCCCGAGCCATAGCCCGCAGGCCCTTCAGATCGGGATAGCCGAGCGCGAGGCCGGGATTGACCTCATGCCATAGCGCCTCATCTTTCCAATCGGCTCCAGCATCAGGCTCGAAAAGCACCGGAAGGAAGCTGGGATCCTCGATCTCGCCGGAAGCAACCTTTCGGGCGTAAGAAACCAAGTCAAACGCAAGATTATCCTCGCCCCGGCCCGCCGTCGTGGTGATGACGTGCAGGGACTCGGCTGTTTTCGCCAGCGAGGTTTTCAGGGCTTCCCATAGGTCTCTTTTCTTCCAGGCGTGGATTTCATCGCTCAGCAGGAAGTTGACTGTCCTGCCGTGCTGCGTGGCGCCGTCGCTGGAAATCGACTCGTAGGTCGCGCCCTTCTTCGGATGCCGGATTTTATGCGTGCCGACGCGCACCTGAAGCTTGGCGGCAACCTCGGGCATGGCCTGCACGATGCCGAGCGCTTCGTCATAGGCGATCAGGGCCTGCTTGGCGTCGGCAGCGGCACTAACCGTCTGGCCGTTCGGAACTCGTTCCGGGCCGAAGGTGTGAAGACAGACGAGCGCCGCGCCGGCAGAGGTCTTGCGAGCGCCGCGTGGCACCATGGCGAACACGGTGCGAACCTGGCGCTGCCCGTCAGCATCGCGTGGGCCGTATATGCGGCGCACCAGACGCTCAACCCATGGATCGAGCTGCCATTGCCTGCCGGGAAGCTTTGACTTCGGGTGCTTCAGGGCCAGCAGGAAATCGACCGCACGCTGGCCGTAACCCATGGGGTCATCAATCGGGCTGTCGTCAAACAGCCACTCGGGTCGTGCCATGGCGGCCTCCTTACAGGTCTAAGGGATTGTCCTCGTCGTCCTCGTGTGCACCGACACGACTCCTGCTGGCCGGCGTCAAGCCCAGCTCGGCAGCCCAGCGTCGGGCTTCGGCCGTGGCCTCGCGAAGCGTGGCGAATGCAGGATGACGCTTCAGCTCGCCGAGCCGGTTGGCGACGTAATCGCCATCCTGACGGATACGAGCACGGGCGATCGCAATGTCGCCCGTCGCATCGGCATAACGCTCCACCGCGGCCAGATCGGCATTGGACAACACGCGCCGCTCGACCAGGACGGGCATGACGCGCCGCCATTCCTTCTTGGCCTCGTCCGTCATATCTTTTGGCGGAGCCGGCACCTGGCGCACCGGATCCGACACAGGGCGAGGCGTGGCCTTTGCGCCGCGAGTATGATGAGCCATTAGAGCCCAGCCCTTTCTAGCGTCTCAGCCACAGCATCAACGCCGAGAACACGGTGCAGGCCGGCCGCATCATCCTCGACCGCGCTCCATGTTGCCGGGAACACCCGCCGCTCCATCTCGCCAGATTTAGCGGCCGCAATAGCTGCGGCTCGCTCATCGGCACGACGGGCGACGGACTCGTCATAGGCCATCGCCTTCGCGTCCCGGCCATCTTCATCGCCGAGAGTCTTGGTGACCAGCGATGGCTCGGGCCATTGGATCATGCTGGTGAAAACCTTCTCGCCGGTTTCCTTATGGATATGATCGAGCGCGGCCTTCGCCTGTTCCCGGAGCGGAATGTCGCTGTCTGGGTCGATCTCCAATTCACTGTAGGGGATATAGCGCGGCTTCTGCTTGGGCTTCGGCAGCTCACCGCCCATCCGCGTGAACAACTCCAACATCTCTTTGGCGAGAGCATGGGCAAAGCCGTCGCGGCAATCCCACATTACAGCCTTGGCGCCGGTCGCCAGGCGTGCTGCCGGAGCGAGCGCGGTGACGCCCTCCGCCTCTGTCCATGTCAATGTCACGCCCGAGATCGTAACGCGGTCAATGACCACAGTTCCATGGGCGAGAATCGTAAATGGCCTGTCGCCGGAATCACCCTCATAAAATTCCAGCCCGCGAACTTTGATTTTCATAAGCTAACCTCCTCAAAACGCCCAGCCGCGATGATTGAGCAGGATCTCCTGCGCATCGAGCGGCACTTCGTTGATGCTTCCGGGATAGGTGTCTTCCCGATTTTCGTACCAGTGGGCCGCAATCATCATCACGGCCTGCTTCAGGTCGTCGGGCGGCACGTAATCCGGCACCTCATCTTCCGGGATATCGAGGAAGCCGGTGACGTACTCATTGGCCGCGTCGACCTTCGCCTGAACCTCGGTGTCGGTATCGTCGAAATCGATGCGGGAATGTTCTTTGAATTCTTCGAGCGTGATGATCTCCATCAGGAGTCTCCGTTCATGAATGTTGATTGTTTTCTTCGGTGTCGTTCACAATTAGAGAACGACCCAAATCTGATTTTTCGCGCGCGATGGGGATGCGCCGGTCCTCAGGCCGGGGCCGATCCGTCGACCCCAGCCCCGGAGGTTAGAACACCTGGTGGCTGGGCTTGCGGCGGCGGATCACGTCGGTGATGCCGGAATAGGAATTGCCGTCCTCGTCCTCGGTGACGATGACGAACTTGCCATCGCCCCAGGCATCAGGCACGTCGACGCCGACCACCTCGCAAGGCAGCCACTCGGTCTTGCCGCTGGTGTAGCGGACTCGGTACTCGGCCTCGTACGGAGGCACTGGAATTGCGTTCATGATGGTTTCCGCCCGAACGAACCGTCGACGGCGACGCCCTTCTTGCCGTGGCAGGCATGGCAGAGCGTCTGCCAGTTGGACGGGTCCAGTCGGCGCTCGGGCGCTTTCCTTATTGATATGATGTGGTCGAGCACAGTGCCGGGCTGACCACACATGACGCAGTATGGGTGGCGTGCAAGGTGCCAAGCACGGGCGCGCTCATGGTCTGCGTCATAGCCACGGGCGCGGGCGCTGGGGCGCTCAGCATCGCGCTTAGCCTTACGGGCCTTGGCGCATGGGCATAGCTGCCCTGCTGCCACTGTGGCCAAGCCACAGTTACAAAATCTCGGTGCTGCTTTTGGCATGATGGAAATGGGGCTCCCGAAGGAGCCCCACCATGATTAGGCTACAGGACGCTTCTGAGCGTCACCGAGCACCGCGACAGCGCCGGCAGCGATTGACGTGCCGCCTGCCATCGTGAGCGAGACACGGACATATCGCTTGAAACCACGATAGCCGAGCTTGTAGGCGCTGGAAGCCACGAGCGTTGAGGGCGCGTTGCTGTCAACCTGTTCGGCCGCCACGTCGGTGAAGTCGCCGCTCGTGGCCGTATCGCTTTCCTGCAACTTGACGCCAAAGTCGCCAGATCCGGCAACCGCGCCAGTGTTCACGACGAAGGCGACGGAACCGTACCCATGGGTATCGATGGCGACGCCATCACCGGCCGCAGTTTTGACAGCCGGTGCCAGCGCCAGGACGACGCCGAAGATTGGAATAGAGATCACGCATATTGCGCTCCTATGAAAGAGAGCGGGCGAGCCGAAGCTCGCCCTTAGATTGATGAATACGGATGCTGATTACGAGGTCGCGCAAACGATCTTGCGGAAGGCGTTCGGCTGCACCACGGCCGCGCCAGTCCGACGCGTGGCATGAATGCGCGTGATACCGTCAGTCGCACGCAGATACGGGTTGACCAGGATCGACAGGGACACGCGGTCAACGATGCGGTAGGCCGTGGCAATGTCACCGAAGGCGATCGGCTGGGCCGCCGCGCCAACATCGTCCATATCCGGAATCTCGATCACAGGGCGGCCAAGGATCGTTTCGGGCTGTCCGGCCTGATAGCTAGGCTGCCACAGGTAAACACCGGTCGTGCCGTCCTTCAGCTTCCGGATCGCCGACAGAGTCGAGCCGTTCATCAGCCAAGTGCCGCGAGCGCGGTACGAAGCCGGAAGGCTGTAGTAATGCGTGATCAGCAGATCGGCCGGATTGGTTCCGAGCGTCGACGCGTTGCCGGTCTTGGTGACCTGCACGTCGGCATTTGACATCAGACCTTCCGGCTCCAGATTGGTCGAGCCCTTCACAAAGGCAAGCCCTTCCTTCTGGCCGAAGTCCTCCGCCAGCGCGAGGCGAACCTCAGCCTCGGCAGTACCAGCGGAATCGGCAAGAAGCTGATTGCTGATATCGACGAAGGTATTCACCTCCCGAATTGCCACCTCAACCTGGCCGAAGCTGGGCTCCGAACCTTCCTGCGTCTGGGCTTCGCCCTTCCACTTGGCGTTCGTGATGCCGGTGCGGCGCGGGTACGAAACCGAAGGCGCGGACGTAGTGCGCACGGTCGCCAGCGGGCGGATCGGCGAGAACTCGACCAGGTCACGGATGAACTCGGTGGACAGCTCGGCCGGAGCAAGGTAGCCGCCCTGCGGGTCGCTGGAAACCGTGAGGGTCTTCAGTTCCGGAGCGCGGTCGCCCTGCGTCAGATAGCCATGGAAGGCCTTCTGTTCGTCGGAAAGCTCGCCGTCCCTCGTGTCGGTCTGGATATTCGGTCGCGCCAGCTTCGCCTCGATCTCGTCGAGCCGGGTAGCCAGATCGGCAACAGGTGCCGTCTTGGTGTTGATATCGGCCGTGAGGCCTGCGAGAGCCGCCTTAACTTCGGCGACAGCATCGTCGTCCGCGCTCTTGGTTTCCAGAGCGGCGGGAATGGTATGGATGGTCATGTAGTACCTCTAGAGGTTGGCTCGCGCCGCGTTGATGGCGGCCACGAGTTCTGAAACGCTAGCGTTGTGGTTTTTGACGCTCGACACTGTCGCGTCCTCATTCATTGGGAAGGTCACGATGGACACTTCTCGCAATTCGAGTTCGTGAAGCAGGCGAGCGCCTTTCTGTCGGTCGACCGCATCCCTGATGGTGCGGAAACCGATGCTGAGACCGTCGACAGCCCCAGCCTTCATCAGCGCATGTACCTCGCGGCCACGCGCCGTTTCAAGGATAAGCTTGCCCTCGGCCTTTAGACCGCGCCCATCTTCCTCGAACTTTACCCAGATTCCGATCGGCTCGTTGGTGTCGTGCTGGTAAAGCATCTTCACCTTTGAGGCCGGGTACGTCTGGAGCGATTTGACGAAGGCACCGGGCATGACGATGTCGCCGCCACGGTCCTTCACATTGAAAACCGATGCGTATCCAACAAAAAGGCCATCGTCTCCGATGGCCTTGATGTCGAGTTCGATCGGTGAGCCGTGCTTATGCTGCATCGGCATCCCTTTCTGGTTTCTGGTTATCGTTACTGGCGGCAGGCTGGCCCGGCGTGGTGAACGGGCTTGCCAGAGAATTCCCGTCAGGCAGTGCTGGCAGGTTTTCTTTCCGACGAACGTCATTCGCCGTCATGACGCCGGCCGAGCGGAACTGCGCATATGCTGCGGCTCGGGCTTGCGTATCCGCGCGAAGCAGATCGTCAACCACGAATTCGATGCTATGCGTCTTCCTCTCGTCTTTCGACAGGAGCGTCCGACGATAGGCATCAGTCCAGGCCTTCAGCCAAGGCAGCAGGCAGAGCTGCAAGAATTGCAAAGCTTGCTGCTCCGTATTGGAGAAGGTGCCCTTGGACAGCTCCTGCAACATCGTGATCGGCACGCGAGTCAGCCGGGCGATTTCGCCGATGCTGAAATTTCGCTGTTCCTGATGTTGGCTTTCCACCGACGTAAATGCGATGGGGCGATATTCTCCGGCCTGATCGAGGATGGCCACGCCTCCGGCGTTGTCCCCGCCATGAGCCGCCTTCCACGAAGCACCGATCCTCTCAACGGTTGCGGTGCGCAGTGTCCCCTTGAAAGACAACACCCCGCCAGGTCTGGAATTATTCCTGAACAGCCGGGCGCTGGTGCGCTCCAGCAAAACGGCGAGGCCAATAGCCTCTCTGCCGGATCGAAGGAGGCCGAGGCCAGTCTTCCCATCGATCGACGGCGCCTGAACATGGATGATCTGATCGGGCTTGTAGAGCGTTTTCCCGACCCGATATCTGGGCTCGCCGCTGTCGAGGTATTCAACGGAGACATTGCTGCGGGGAAGATGCAGGATCTCCATCGGCTTCTTGGCAGTCCTCACGACAAAGCCGTAGCCATCGCCATGTAAGAGTGCGTCGACGGTGATAAGCTCTCGTGCCTTTCCGGCCGATTGCCAATCGTTGGCCTCGTCGTGAACCAGCGGATACGCCGGATGATCGGAGGCGGCCTCCTTTCCGTCCTCGACCTGGCGGTAGACTTTACACGGCAGTGTACCGACCGATGTTGAGATCAGGGTGACGGCCGCATTCACCGCGGGCACGCGCATGGCAACGTCCGCGTTGACGGTGATGCCAGTGCTGCTCGACGTGAACATTCCGGACAGGGCAGCCCAGCTTTCCGATGTTGGATCCGTGAGCTCGCCCTTCGCCTCGGGTGGCTCGACGGATTTAGTCTTGAACGGCCACAAGGCTAGCCTCCCTCAAAATGTCGGCGACGATCCTGCCGATGGGGACGATGATCTCCGAGCGCTCGAATACGGCAGGCGGCTGCGTGGCGATGTACGGCAACCCGCAGGCGCGTTTCTGCACGGCAGGCGCTATGAGCAGTGCGTCGGGCTCGGGCGGGCCATCGAAGAGATGGTCGAAGGCAGTGCCGATCGCCGTCAACCAGTTCCGGCCGGAGCGCTCCAGCTCGAAGGCGATGCGGAGCACGCAAACGTCTCGTGGTGAAAACCAGCGCCGGCTGCCGCGTTTTTCGCTGAAGAGCGTTTCGACGACTTTGGCGCGGTGGATAAGGAGATCGACTTGTGATCTCCGGATGCCGCTCATGGCGGCGGCTTCCGCAACTGTCAGGTTGCGGCGGTCCCATGTCATGGCGACCTCCTATCGGGTGAAAGAATGATGGGCGAATAAAAAGAAGGCTCGCCGAAGCGAGCCTGAAATTGCATAGGGAAGAAGGAATTTCTTCCTTCTATTTAAATACATTTTTTGCGGTAGTTTGACCGGATACTAAGCAGCAACTTTCTTCTCGGTTTCATTGTTGTCGTTATCCGCAACGTACTTGTGCGGTATTTCCGCAACGCTGGCGAGTTCGTCCAGCGCCCTGTCGATCAGGGCCGTACCATACTTTTCCGCACTGCTGGGCGCATAACCGCGCTTGACTGCAATAGTCTTCGCCGTTGAGGAAGAAATCGCATCGTCGAGGATTTCTGCCGCATCGCCCAAAACCGCGCGAATTTTTGACTCCGAAGCCATACGCGCAAGCTCGGCGACAACATTGCTTCTCGCCTCCCATGGGCCTGCCTCTGCGCCGGGCGCGTCATTTCGGCCGCGGTGGATTCCACCAATCCATTGCTTGCCGGGCAGGACATATGGCGGGCATTTGGTGACGGCAGGCATAGCCGTGGTGTTAGCGATCGCTTCGGCCAGGATGCGCTCCGCTTCCGCGCTGGCGGGAATCTTGTCGATGACCGACACGGCTCCGGCACCGGCTTTCGAGCAGGGTATACGCTCCAGGCCGGCAACATGGCCGGGGCGAGGCACTGCGCTGCGGGGCAATTCCGGCTCCCTGTCCAGGCACAGATATTGCCGTATCTTCGACAGGGGGCGATCGGTGGATACTGTGGACTCTCCATCCTTCTTCGGCCTCACGACGGGCTTCAAAGGCCGTCCTTCTTTTGTCCAGCCCCATACCGTCATCTCCGAGCCACGGAAGCGAAGATCGCCGAAGTGGATTTCACCGCGAACAGGGTGCTGTCCGAAAGTCGGCAGGCGCGTCACCTCCGGCCGGACTGTGCCCGGCTCGTAAATGCGAACCAGCTTGCCTGTATGATACCATCGCTCCTTTCCCGTCACCTTCCAGCCGATGGCCTTCAACAGCGCGGGCTCAGTCGGGCGCACTTCAATTCCGGCTTCGGCGTCGAGGTCATCTTCTTCAACGCTATCGGCCGTCTCGATATTGGTGGTGCTGTCGCCAATCGTGCCGGACAGCATGGCAGCCGGCCGGGTCAAGTTGCGCCAGAAAAGAAGAGCGTCGACGCGCCGGGCGTCTTTCTTATAGGCAAGCCTTTCAAGCGTCGGCCAGGCAAGCAGAGATTCCGGCCATTTTGGCTTACGGCCAACGGGGCGTGTTACCTCTTCCGGGCGGGGCCGCGCCACGAAGCCAGAGGGCAACGTCCATATCTCTCCGGGTGCGGTGTATCTTTCCGCGTATCGAATGCCGGGCTCCCGAGTAGCCTTTATGATGATGGGGGCGATCTGCTCGGCGGGGTTCGATACCCATCGCCCGTCCACAAACAGGCCCATACTCGCCGCCCGCTCCAGATCGTGCTCAGTCAAGGTCTGGAGGATCGCATAAAATTCCCGCCATGAAATGCGGCGCATCTCGATTCCGTCATCCGTGCGGAATGATTTCCGATAGTACATGTCAGTTCCCTATGTGCTCGCCGCGCTGGTGGCGGCTGTTATTTGAAGTGTCACCAACTGGCCCTTGTGCGCGGGAGACAAAAAAATCGGAAAACGCGGTCCATTGATTAAAGAGGAAGCGCCCAAATGATTTTCTTGTCGCGCACGCAAGGGACAGTCGGTGACAGTTGCATCGCTACGCCGCTCGCAACTTTGCATTGCTGGCGATGATTTCCCGAACCGCCAGTCGCCGGTCGGTTTCTTCCCGTGCGCGCTCGGCGAACAGGTCGTAAACCTTCGGGTCCACCTTCCATTGCCGACTGTCGCGCCGGTCGACAGGGACAGGGTCCAGCCATCCGAAAGCGTCGAGCTGGTCCAGAACCTTCTCGGCTTCGAGATTATCCATACTGCGCATGAGCCTGTCGCCGCGCCGAACCTGCCGCACATTCACCTTCTGCGGACGATGCGTCAGGATCCATCCGGCCGTGGCCAACACCTTGTCCTGCCTATCGGAAAGCCCGACAACATCGAGATAGAAGGCCAGCGCGTGGGGATAGAGGTATCGGAAAAGGAAATCCCGGACTCGCTCCGCAACATCTGCCGGAATGGTCGATGCTGGTCTGCTGCCGGTGGACTCGATGCAATGCCAAAGCAGACACAGCCGCGCGAACAAGCCGTCATATTTCCCGATATGAGCGGCCAGTTTGACGTTCACCTTCTCCCATGACTGCGCGAGCGCGAAGTTTCGTGTCAGCACTTCCTCCCACACGATCTGCGCCTCCGGGGTGAAGCGTATGGGCACTTCCAGCATACCGCCCTGGATTGGCCGGGACAGTCGGTGACACTTCTCTATCAGAGCTCCATAGGCGCCGGCTGCCGCAGGTGCGGGAGCGTCCGTGCCCATGGTGGCGGGGCGCAGCACGATCGGGAACAAGCGCTGCAAAAGCCCGTCATCCTGCATGTCCTTCGCGATCGCCCGGATTGGCTCCGGTTGGATGCCGCCAAGCAGGCAAACCGAAAGATTCGGGATGAAGGACGATCCGCGCATGACGCGGTTGACGGTGTAGGAACCACCGTTGAATGACTGAAGCCAGAAGCTCCGATCCTTTGCAGCACCTCGACCCGCACCGGCATATTTGTCCATGCCGCCGAACCAGCCCGAGAGTTCGTCCTGCACCAGCAGCACGCCGTTCGGGCTGTCCTTCAGGACATCTTGAGCCGCCTCGATCGTGGTGTCCTCCAACCGTAAGCGCTCGTGCCGTGGCTGGGCCGCCGTCTTCTTGTCGTCCTTCGCCAGAGCATCATAGGCGGCCTTGGCTTCGAGGTAGGTGCGGAACATCTCCTGGTCGATAGCCTTCAGCGGCTTGGTGGCTGATGCGAGCAAAGGTGACTTCTTGGTCGACGGCAATCCGATCACCGCCGTCCATATCCTGGCGGACTCCCGCCAGTTCGGATCGTGCTGCTTGGGCTGGATTTCCAATGTGTCGGGTATCGCCGCGGCGCAGACGGTCAGCGCAGCCATTGCAAGGCCGCCAGGATCGACGCCCATCAACTCGGCCTGTCCGGTGGCGAAGTCGGCGATGACGGAAGGCAGGAGCTCGACGGGCAGGTCTGGATGTGCGGTCTGCTGCCATAGGTCGACGGGCTCAGTCTGGCGCGGCGGGGCATTGTTGTCGTTGTCGGCCTCAATATCTGGAGCCGGTTTTCCCGGCTCGAACTTCCAACTTTTCTCAGCAACCACTATGCCGCCTCCCTCACGATGTCGGCATAGTCGACGCCAACTGCATCAATCATTCTGATGGTCACTTCCCGGCCAGCACTGTGCCAGCGCATGGCACACTCACGGGCATCCCGAATGCCCGTTCCGCTAGCATCATTATCCGCAAAGATTGTCAGCGCCTCGATTCCGGCGAGCACCGGGAGTGATGCGATATTGCCGGCGGACATGCACGCCCAAACGGGTCTGAATGGGACCGCGAGACTGGTCTCGATCCCTTCGGCAATTGCCAACCCTAGCGTTACGTCTTCGTCGGCCGATAGCCGGATGACGCTATCCTTAGACCTCCCGAGCATCATCTTGCCGGAAGCCGCCTTGCCGGAGCCATCGGGCAATAGAGCTGTCCGATGGACTCCTTGCGGATCCCCGGTCGCCGCATCGGTCATCAAGGCGATCATCGCCGGATGACGCTCTTGCCGAAACGGGCAGGCACGGTGGAACCGTAGGGCCTCACCCTGATATGACAGGCCGCGCGATGCGAGGTACGTCTCGACCACCGT